AATTAATACCAAATATGACTAGGGGTTTCAAATTTAATACTTAATTTAATACCAGTAATAGTAAAATTTCTAAATTTTAGAATGGTGGCGATCACGTCCGAATTTATTGAGCGCAAAAAAAAATAAACCCGGCGAAATTAATCACCGGGTCATTATTTTTTTAGCTGGATGATTTTAGATCAGCGATGGTTGTCAATGATCGATTGAACGGCGCCGGACGCATCGGCCGCGATGCCGTAAATGAACCGGGCTGGCGGCATCCAACGAATGTGCCAACGCCAACCGCTAGGATCGCGCCAGCAAGCGCCCGCTAGGTCGTTGCCGATCCAAACGTGGTAACCCTCTAGATGCGCGAGCGGGATTAGGACGGCTGGCATTCGTCAAGCATCACTAGATAAGCGATGATTTGCGCGTTTGTTGGTCGAAAGCCGTTGCGCTGTTCCAATCGATCGCCGACAGCATGAAGCTTATCAAGCGTGTCTTTCGGAATTGATATGATCGTATCTTTGCGCTCGCGTGTCATGTTAGCACACACAATTTATGTGCGGTTGACCGCAATGGGCGCATCGATCGCGATAGACGTAATCACCGCGACAATTGAACATGCCTAGATCACGCGGCGGTTCGATCGTGGGAAGGTCGATCACCGTCCAATCATGTTGCGGGTGCAAGCGATTATCCATCATCGGAACCCATTCGATGAAGAACCAATGCGACACGTCATCGCATGGATCAGCGCGTTCAAGGTGCCACATCGGCGATCGAAGGATGCGCCCGATTTTTTGAATTTCAACAGCGTGAACCATCGTCATCAACTCCAATTGTCATTTCGATCGATACGATCCGTGTTCGGTTTTGGTCAAGTCCGAAAAGACTGTATCCCATGATCGATAGGTGATCACGTGGTTGATCCAAACATCATCAACCACCTTGGTCAAATCTAGCCGCCCGGCCACAAATGGCTTGTCGATCGGTTTGGTAAGTTTCGTGACGCCGAATGCAGCGAACGCAAAGCGCGGATCGTCAGTGTGGTGATTGGCGGCATATCGCACTGGCGCCACCATTGCAGCGGCAGCACGGCGCGTTTCGAACGGCCCGAGTAGATAGGACGTACGCTGATTTGCCGTGCCACTATCGATGATCGCGGTCACGTAAAAGGCGTCATGGGTTTTGCGTTTTGCCATAACCGGGCGGATACCTATTGAGAGTGAAGCGCGCTGTTACCGACGCATCAACATAAAGTTTGTTCATCGTTTCAGCACGATTTGGATCACGATCGTTCATATATGTCGAATGCATTGATTGAATTGCAATCAACAATTCTTCAATGACGCCGACAAGACGACGCTTTTCATTCGGTTTGCTCATGATTGGCGATCCCGCAATAGATAGGCAAGTCCGGCAGTCATTGGAATGCCGACGATAAAACCGAATGCGATGATGAACAGGTCACTCATGCTATTTCTCGCGGTAGACCGTATTGTTCACGCAATGCTCGACAACCGGGCTTGCAAAGCTGATCACGCATATGCTGTTTTAAACGCGCGATGAAATCAGCGGCACATTGGATTGCTTCACCACGGGTTGAATAGGCACGATTGCGAATTTGTGTGGTTTGAGAATTTCCCGCACCATCACTGAAGCGATAAATCGGCACATACGGAAAACGCGGATCGCGCCCGCGTTTTACGGCTTCGGCGCGATAATGACCGTAAGCCTGTTGCACAGCGGCTTCAATTTGTTGATCAGTGATCACAGCTAAAAACTCCTATGGTCGTTGTGGTGCACATAGCGATGATCGTAACGATGGTCAAGTGATTAAATCATCAGCCTTGCCCATGCGCCTGCGTCGCACGTATAAGGGCAGCATGAACGCCCCCGCACTCATTGCCGTTGCCAGCGCCTATCAACAGCTTCGCCCGGCTGAAAAAGCGTTTGTTGACGCATGCGTTGCGGAATTGGAGCGGATCGCCGATCGCAATCACGAACGCATCAGCGCGGCGCTATACCGGCCGATCCCGACAAGCATCGCCGCCAACGCACGCGGCATGCTCGATAGCCCCATTGTGGTCGCGGCGATTACCGAACGGATCAACCATCTTGCCGCTGCGTCCGAACTATCCGTTATGCGGATTGTCCGCGAATATATGGCGATCGGTTTCAGCAACATCAATAACTACATGGAAGTCGGGGAAGATGGACAGCCGCGCTTTGATCTAGCAAAATGTACGCCCGAACAACTCGCGGCCATTCAGTCGATCAAGGTTGAAGAAAGTTTTCGCGGCGCGCGGAAATTCGAATTTAAGCTTCACGACAAGCTTGGCGGACTTGAGAAATTGGCTCGCTATGTTGGGATGCTTGAGGCGGATAATCCGCACTGGCGCGCGGAAAACGCCAAGCCGGTCGGTCCCGCGTCGTTGCCTGAAACAACATCGGTCGAAACGGCTGGCGNNATATTCGCAAATGATCAATGGGTGACGTATGGCTGATTTGAAGGTGGTCGGGAATGATATTACCGGTAATCCGGAAGCTGCCGAACAAATCCGCGAGATTGCCGATATGGTGGAGCAAGGGATTATTCGCGATATCGTGATCGTGTATGACAATCGCGTCGAAAAGCATTTTGCAAGATGGGGCGAATTTAGCGATCGTTGGCGTATCTTAGGTGCGCTTGAATACGCTAAAAGTCGTGTGGACGATGCTTGAACGATGTTTGCGCTCAATCATGATCTATTCGATGAACAATCGTTTGAAAGCAACGTCGTAAAGCCGTGGAAGCCACAGCCGCTCGATAATGGTCATTGGCCCCCTGATTATCTAGCGGTTTATGCTTGGCGCATCGATACGCTTCAACGATTGCGCGCCGATCCGCGAGCCTTGAAAAGCGCAAAGGAATATTATTCGACGCGGCCGGGTGAATTTATCCAACATTGGATGGATACATACGATCCGCGCAAATCACCACAGCATGAAAAGCCGGAACTGCGCGGTCCAAAGCGCATGCCGTTTGTGTTCTTCGAAAAACAAGCGGTTGTAATCCAGTTCCTTCATGAAATGCGGCAAACCGGTGAAAACGGTTTGTTCGAAAAATGCCGAGATATGGGCATTACATGGCTTTGCTGCGCCTATTCGGTATGGTCGTGGTTGTTCATCGATGCCGATGCGATCGGTTGGGGATCACGCAAGCAAGAGTTGGTCGATAAGATCGGTGACCCATCGTCCATCTTCGAAAAGCTGCGCATGCTGATCCGTGATTTGCCTGAAGAATTTAAGCCGGAAGGATTGCGCGAGCGCGACCATTTGAAGTCAATGAATATCGTCAATCCCGCCAATGGTTCGGTGATCATCGGTGAAATCGGCGATAACATTGGCCGTGGTGGCCGTACCGCGATGTATTTCAAGGATGAAAGCGCCCATTACGAACGCCCGGAAAAGGTGCAAGCGGCGTTGGACGATAACACGCGCGTTCAGATTGATATTTCGTCAGTGAACGGCTTGGGTAACGTGTTCCATCGGCGCCGCGAGGCTGGCATGGATTGGTCACCCGGTCGCGATATCCCGTCCGGCTATACCCGCGTCATGGTGGTTGATTGGCGCGACCATCCGGAGAAAACTCAAGCATGGTATGACAAGCGCAAGGCGATGGCCGAACGCGAAGGCCTGATGCATATCTTTGCACAGGAAGTGGAGCGTAATTATAGCGCTGCGGTCAGCAATGTGATTATCCCGGCTGAATGGGCGCGAGCCTGTATCGATGCCCATTTGATCGTGCCGGAATTGATGATGCCACCGGGCAACGTGCCGAATACATGGATGGCGGGATTGGACGTTGCCGATGAAGGTATTGACCGTAATGCGCTCGCGTTACGTCAATGGATCATTCTTCGTAAAATCGAAGAATGGGGTGAACGCGATGCCGGTGTTACCGCGCGTCGATCGATTGCAGCGGTCAAGCATATTAAAGGCATTACAGTCCAATATGATTGCATCGGCATTGGTGCGACGATCAAAGCTGAATATAATCGCCTGATTGATGAAAAAATCATTACACCAACCGACGTAAAATATGTCGCTTGGAATGCTGGCTTTGGTGTTGTCAATCCGTTGGATCGCGTCATTCCGAACGACGATAATTCGCCATATAATCGTGACTATTATGAAAATTTCAAAGCACAGGCATGGTTGTCGTTTGCGCAACGTTGTTATAAAACATTCAAGGCTGTGACTGAGAAAGTAAAATACAAGCCGGACGAATTGGTTTCGTTCGATGGTTCGATGCCATTGCTTGAACAATTCCTAAAGGAGTTGTCGCAAGCGGTATCGAAGAAATCAACACGCCTACTAACGATGGTCGATAAAAACCCGCCGGGCACCAAGTCACCCAACCTTGCCGACGCCGCGATTATGGCATATTTCCCGGTTCCAGACGAAGGCGGTTACACCTTGGTTGGGACGATGGGATAAATGGGGCAATTATCACCGATCTTGCGCAACATTGAAGGCGGTAAGGTATCGTTTTGGTGCCCCGGCTGTGATGAAGCGCATGCAATCACGGTGAATAGACCGGATAAATCGCCAAATTGGGGTTGGAACGGCGACGCGATCAAACCGACCTTTACACCATCGATATTGGTAAGAGGCGGCGATTATCTTGACGAATTAGTCAGTGATGAAAACCCGCATGGTTGGATTGACACAATTTGCCATTCGTTCGTGACCGATGGTAACATTCAATTCCTTGGCGATTGCACGCATGCGCTCGCTAATAAAACTGTCTCATTACCGGAGTAGCCAACAATGACCAACGTTACTATCAAAATCGGCGTCAAAGAACAACGGGCGTTGGATTGGCTAATTCAACAGGGTGGATCGGGCACATTCGATGAAGCCGGTCAGCAAATCACCGCAAACGATGAAACGCTTTCTTATAAGCGCGAAATATGGGTAAAGCTTCGCGACGCACAACGCATTGAATTTTACAATGACGGCAGGGCAACCCCATTCGGCGGCGTCCGCGTCATCACCAATAAGGATCGCAAATGACCATTCGCGCCGCGCTATCGGCAACCACGCTGCCGCTCGCGTTCGATAATGCGCCGGTTGCGACCTACAATCCGACACCGGGGGACGTTGCGGCAGCGCGGCAGGCGCGATCAACAACCACCGTCAACGAAGACGTGATGCTCAGGCGCTCGAAGGATAGCGCCGCGATGGTCGAATATTGGGATTTAACCGATGCGATCGTTGATGGTATTGGCGCATTGCGTGCGGAAGGGCCGAAGTACCTTCCCAAATTCGCCGACAAAGACGATGAAAGCTATAAATCGCGGTTGAAGCAAACCAAGCTTACCAATATTTATCGTGATACGGTTGAAGGTTTGGCGTCCAAGCCATTCGAGGAAGAATGTTCGCTTGGCGAAGACGATCAGAAAGAGCCACCGGAACAATTGTTGGAATTTGCCGAAAACGTTGATGGTAGCGGCAATAACCTGACGATATTTTCCGCCGCGACGTTCTTCAATGGCATCAATAGTGCGATCGACTGGATATTTGTCGATATGCCGAAGGCCGATCCGACCATTCGCAGTGTTGCCGATGCCAATCGCGCCGGTTTGCGTCCATATTGGTCGCACGTGCTTGGTCGCAATATTCTTGACGTTCAATCCGCTGTTATCGGCGGTAATGAGATATTGACGTTCATCAAGATATTGGAACCGGGTTCCCCCGATCATATTCGGGTGTTCGTTCGCGATCCAAACGGTGTCATCAGTTGGTCGCTCTATGAAAAGCGTGATCAATGGCGTGATTATGAATTGGGTGGACGAACGCAGTTCCATCCAATCGATGAAGGAACGATGACGATCGACGTTATTCCGTTGGTGCCGTTTGCGACCGGGCGCCGTGATGGTCGGTCGTGGCGCTACTTTCCAGCGATGCGTGATGCTGCTGATCTCCAAATCGAATTGTATCAGCAAGAAAGCGCGCTGAAGTGGATCAAAACGCTTTCAGCGTATCCGATGCTATCGGGTAACGGCGTCAAAGCTGACGTTGATGAACAAGGCAAGCCGAAGAAACTGGCGATCGGCCCGGCGCGCGTCTTGTATGCGCCGCCGAATGGCGATGGTCAGCATGGTGAATGGTTATACGTTCAGCCGAATGCGGACGTGCTGACATTTCTTGCCAACGACGTGCAAAATACCATCAAGGAATTGCGCGAGTTGGGGCGCCAGCCGCTCACCGCACAATCCGGCAATCTCACCGTGATCACAACAGCGGTTGCGGCCGGTAAGTCGAAATCGGCGGTCAAGGCATGGGCGTTGAATTTGAAAAACGCATTGGAAAATGCGTTGCTCATTACGTGCAACTTTATGGCGATCAAGATCGATGATTACGACGCCGTAGTGAACGTTTATACGGAGTTTGACGAGTTTCTTGACGGTAAGGATTTGGACGCGCTGGCAGCGGCTCGCAAGAATGGTGATCTATCGCAAGAAACCTATTGGGAGGAATTGCGCCGTCGATCGGTATTGCAAGCCGATTTCGATCCGGAAATCGAACGTGAACGATTGTTGGCAGAAACACCCGGTGATGGTGTCGATACGGGTAATATCAACGATCCGCCGCCTAACGATCCCGAACCGATGCCTGCCCCAATGCCATCACCGGCGCCGAAACCCCAACCGATAATTCAGGAGCAGTAATTATGAACGTGAGCGAATTTCAAGAATGGTTGGGAACGGTTCCTGACGGTAAATGGGGGCCAAACTCACGAGCGGCATTATTCGCCAAATATACCAATAAGAATGCCCCTGCCGTCAACGATGGCGATATTGTCGCATTTGCATCAACGTTGGGTTGTTCAATCGAGCAAATGCGCGCTGTTGCCAAGGTGGAAAGCTCCGGTGGCGGTTTCGATAATTCGGGTCGTCCGAAAATTCTGTTCGAACGCCATTACTTTCATAGGCTCACTGATGGCCGTTGGTCACCATCGATCTATTCCGATCCGAATGCCGGTGGTTATTCCATCGATAGTTGGGAGAAACTTTCGCAGGCGTGCGGTCGTGACCCTTTTGCCGCGCTTCAATCCGCGTCATGGGGCAAGTTCCAAATCATGGGCGCTCATTGGAATGCGTTGGGTTATGATAGCCCAATTGCGATGACCCATGCGATGGCTGAAAGCGAAGCTGCACATTACGATGCGTTCGTTCGTTTCGTCAAAGTCAATGGCTTGGCGGATGAATTGCGCGCCTGTTCGTCCGATCCTGAAACGTGCCGGGCATTCGCCAAGGGTTATAACGGATCGGGTTATGCCAAATTTAATTATCACGTGAAGATCGCTGCCGCACTCGCGG